GATGTCCGCCGGATCGCCCGTGCTGTTCGCGCTGCGCCCGATGACACTGAGAGCCCCCGAGTTGCGCAGCTTCGCGTCGGTGACGACGTCGTTGTCGATCGTCCAGACGGTGCCGGTCGAACTGACCGTGACGTCGCCCTTGTCGCCGTCGCTGACGACGCCGCCCGTGATGGTGACGTCGACCTCGTTGTTCGAGCTATCGTCGGTGACCGTGAGGGTAACGCCCGTTCCCTCGATGAGATTGAACCGCCCGCGATCGAACACCGTGCCGGTCGAGTTCTTGCGAACTCGCATCCGCGAACTCGGGATCTCCGGCCGCCAGAACCCTGACCGCGAGCGATAGACGACCGTCGAGCCCCGCCGGACCTGCATGTCCGCCTCGTCGGAGTTGTAGAGCGGGAAGAACGTGGGCGTCGCCAGGTTGTGACCGAGTGTCAGCGTGAACGCCGAGCCCGAATCGTGCTCGATGCGCAGGAGACGCCCATCACCGCTCGCCGTGTTGCTGATCGAGCGTAGCGTCGCATCCGCCGAGAGCTGCAGCACGAGTATGGTGGTGTCATCGTTGAGCGTGATATCGAGCGTGCCCGATGCCGCGACGGTCTGCCGCGTGTTAAACCGGATGTTCTCGCCCTGCTCGGCGCCCGCGAGCGCGACCGGGACGCCCGTGCTCGCGTCAATCTGCCTGCCGATGACCGTGCCGGCGGCGAGATTCGCCATCTTCGCAAGCGTCACGGCGCTGTTGTCGATGGTCCACGTCGCGCCTGAGCTCGTGACCGTGATATCGCCGTAATCCGCATCGGCGACCGCGGTCGCGCGGGACACGGCCACGACACGCCAGTCGTTGTTGTTCGTTTCCCAGCGCAGGATCGCCGACTCGCGAAACCCGAGCACGAGCGCGACGCCACCGGGCGTGCGTAGACGGTTCGCGGTTAGCGAGCCCGCATCGAGGCTCGCGAGCGTCAAAGGATTACCCGCCGCCGCGATATTCTCGAGCAACAACAGGCGTCCTTGCGCCCCGCCCGTGATGCCCGTAAGGGTCTGCGCTCCGGTGGGCGTGATGCGCATGACGGTCGTGTCAGCGTTGAGCGTTTGGTCGTTGGTAGTCGCGGCGAGCGTCACCGCCTGGGTGGTGCCGAAGCGGATGAGTTCGGCGACCTCGAGCCCCGTCAGATCGACCGGAACACCCGTTGTGGCGTCGATCTGACGGCCCTTGACGGTCCCTGCCGTCATGTCGGCGAGCTTCGCGTTCGTCACGGCCGCATCCGTGATGCCCGCTGTCGCGATGGTGCCAAACCCTACCGTGCTCCCGCTCTCGCGTAGCACCGAGCCCGAGGCGGCGACCGCGCTGATGTCCGCCGGATCGCCCGTGCTGTTCGCGCTTCGCCCGATGACACTGAGCGCGCCCGAGTTCCGGAGCTTTGCGTTCGTGACGGCATCGTCGGCGATGCCCGCCGTCGGTAGCTGGCCCCAGGCGGGCGGCGCTCCCGCTCCCGCCGTGACGATGGTGTGACCCGTGGTCCCCACGGCGCCCGATATCTGCCACGCGCCCGTCGACTCATATTCGACGCGCTCGACGCCACCCGTAAAGATGCGGCACGAGCCCGTCGGTTCGAGCACGACCTGATCGTCGGCGGTGATGGTGACGCGGTTATCGTTCGCCGCCGTCTTGGGGGTCAGTCCCGCATGAATCGCGACCCCGCCGGCCGTGTCGCCCGCGTTGATGACGACGTCGGCTTGCGCCGTCAGCAAGTAGTCGACCGCCGACGCCTGGATCAGGTTGCCCGCCGACGTCTGGATCGTGCTCGTCGCGCCCGCGGTCGTGTTGGCCGCGCCGCTCACGTTGACGGTATGGCTCGCCCCCGTGAAGGAGTGCGCGCCCGTCCACGTCGCATTCTCGCCGTCGATAATGCTGACGACCTCGGTTGGAGTCAGATCGGTGGGGTCGCCCGTGCCTGCCCCCTCGGCTCGGCCCTTGACGCGGCTTTGCGCCATCTGAGCGAGCTTGGCGTTCGTGATAGCGTTGTTGGCGATACCGGCGGTAGCGACCGTGCCCCACCCGATCGTGCTGCCACTCTCGCGCAACACGACGCCGGTCCCAAACGTCGCGACGATGTCCGCCGGCACGCCCGTGGTGGTCGTCGCGCGACCGATGACGGATATCCCCGCGCTGTCGCGGAGCTTGGCGTTGGTCACCGCCGCGTCCGCGATCTGCGCCGTCACGACCTGGGCGGCGACGATGTTGCCTGCGACGCGGCCGAGTACGCTGTTCGTGCCGACGGGGAAGTCGGTCGGATCCGCCGTGCTCGCCGTCGCGTTTGCCTTGACGGTGTTGGCCGCCATGTCGTCGAGCTTCGCGTTCGTGATGGCGTTCGCGTTGACGGTGACGGTGTTGTTGTTCTGCAGCGCCGTGACGTCGCCCGTCAGCGCTTCGCGCACGAACGACTTGCCGACATTCTCATACGTGATGCTGATGCTATCGAGGTCGGAAAGAGGCGTGGGCTGGGGGTACGTCGTCGCGCCCGAAGTGTTGCCCATGAACGTGTTGTCGAGCACGTCGCTGAGCCTGAAGTTGTGGGTCGCCGCATCCCAGCCGATGCCGAATAGATCCTGCGCGAGCTGCGCGAGATCGGTGTATGCGGGCCGTGCCGTGGCGCCCGTCACGTTGCCGACGAAGCGGTTGTCGCTGATGAGCGGCAGATCGCCGAGCGTGAAGTTCCGGAATTGCAGCGACGTGCGCACCGACGGCGAACGGAGAAACACGCTCTCGCCGGTGAACGTGCCCGTCCCGGGCACGGTGATGTCTTCGAGGTTGCCGGTCCCCGCGAGCCCCGCCCTGCCGAGCACGCTCAGATCGTCGATGGCGATCTCGGTCGGCGCCGCCGTGCTTGCCGTCGGGTTGCCGAGCACGGTGTTGGGGCCGATGGGCGTGAGCGCGCCCGCGGGCACCGTCGTGCCCGTGCTCGCGACGCCAGGGATGAACGAGATGACGAGCCCGCCGCCGTCGACGAAGGGATCGTCATGGCTGCTCTCGATGACGGTGACGGAGAGATCCCAGTACACCCCTTGATCGGTCATCGAGTTGAGGTCGAACCGAATGAACCTCGCCGGGTTCACGGCGTCGCTCAGCGTCACCACCCCGAGCGGCGTGGTCGCGCCGCCCGCCATCACCTCGAGCCACGGCCGTGCGTCGACGAGTCGCGCGTTCTGCTCGCTCACCCGGAGCGTCGTCGCGGTATCCTGCGGGCTCGCGTTGAGCCGCACGCGCCCCGCCGTGGGATCAGCAGCCGCCGTCTCGGTCGAGAAGTAGTACTGCAGCGGATTGCCCGATGGGGCGTTGTCCGTTGTCTGTAGGTAAACGTCGTTGACCTTGTTCCGCGTCGCCTTCACCGCGGGGAACAGCTCGCGGTTGATGTAGTCGATGAGGTTGTCGAGCGTCGGCCGCCCGCTGAAGGGGCGCACCGCCTGCTGCACCCCCGTGCGCTGGTTCTGGTAGCCCGCCTGGCGCTGGGCCTCCGATAGCTGCCGGTCGTCGCAATCAGCCATCAGCTACTCGGCGGGTCGATGAGCGCGAGTTCTGCGTGCCGCACGAAGAGCGTCTCCTGCACGGCGTCGTAGACCGTGCCCGTCCCCACCCAAAACCCCGTCACCCGCTCGGGCTTGCGGCTGTCGTAGGCGACCGAGTACACCCCCGCGCTCGCCCGCACGATGGGCTGCATACCCACGGGGTAGTGCGTGCCCGCCGTCGGCGAAGCGTTGTAGGTCCATTCGAGCTCGGTCCCGTCCACGTGCTCGCGCATGTAGAACTTGACGGTCGTCGGATCCGTCGCCGTCCCCGCCGAGGTCTGGAAGGTGGGCGAGCTGAACGTGTAGCGGTTGCCGAGTGCGATGCTCATTGCAGGGTGAGGCTCGCCTCCACCGAGAGGGTGCCGTAGGCGTCCATTCGAAGCACGAGCGCGTTGAGCGTCTGCGTCGCCGCCGCCGTCACCGTCAGACTCGGCAGCTCGATGTCGGCGCCGCTGCCGATGGCGCCGACCGAGCCCGAGAGCGCCGTGTCGCCGTTCTGGTTGGTAATGATGAAGCGGTTGGCCGTGCCGGCGACCTCCGTCCCCGTCGAGCTGATAGGGGTCGAGGCGGCCACGATGCTGTCGAGGTTGCCCGCCCCGAAGGGCGAAGCGGCGAGCGGGAAGACCGCGAGCGAGGTGTTCGTCTGGTAGAGCGTGAAGTTCGCCGTGCCCGAGCCCACCAGCATGTAGGTCTCGAACCCGTCGAGCATCGACGCACGAGCGCCGAGTGAGAGCGTCATGCGAGCGCGTTCACCAGCACGTCGGTGGCCGTCCTCGTGCTCGTCGCCTTGTGGCAGTTGAGCGACAGCGCCGCGATAAACACCGTCGCGTTCTGCGTGGCCGCGGTGAACAGAAACCGCACGTCCTTGAACATGCCGACGTAGACCTCGTCTTCGTTCGAGACGTCGTCGTTCAACGTGCCCGAAGCATAGAACTCGTTCCACGTGACACCCTTGTCGTCCGACCACTGCCCGGTTACCGTGCCGGTGATGGTGCCTCCGGCGCTGTCGAACACGAGCCCGTACTGGAACCACTGCTGTCCGAGCAGGTGGAAGCTGCCGCCGGGCGGGAACGACGTCACGCTGTTGAACAAGGTCACCGCGGCGGCCGTCGTGGGCAGCGCCGTGTCGACATATTTGATGATGGTCTGGCTGCTCATTATCTATCGTCTCCTCTGGATCGTCTCGGTCCGTCGCCGCTCGCTCTCGCTCTCTTCGGCGGCCTTCGCTTCCGCGATCTCCTTCAGCCGCTTGTCGCGCGCCGCCTCGTAGCGCCCGCGCGCGCCGCTCTCGGCTCGCCGCTGCGCCGCCTCCGTCTCGCCGCCGCCCATGAGCGCAGGGCGCCCGGCGGTCGAGCCGCGCAAGGGCCCGAGCGGGCCTTCGAGCGCCCGGAGCACCGGGAAGGCGAGCCGGAGCTGGGCGGCGTCCATCATGTTCTGGGGCGCGAAGGGCGAGCGCGTCTGCCCCTGCGGGCCGCGGAAGCTCGCGCGGTTCTGGATGGCGAGCGTCTCCTGCAGACCGCGCAGGCGGTCGAGCTGCGGGCGGACGCCGGCCTGGTCGGCGAGAGTCTTGACCTGGTCGACGAGCTGCTTCTCGCCGGGGCGGCTATGGTAGAGGCCCGCGACGGGCTGGAAGGCGTCGCCCCCGGGCGCCACCGACTTCTGGATGTTCGCGTGGCGCGCGGCCTCCGCGTCCTGCTTCTCGAGCAGCTCGTTGTACCCGCCCCGCTTGCCACCGACGGGGAACTGACCCCGGTCGCGCTTGGCGGCCTTGACCAGGTCGTCGTCCTTCAAGAGCCCGATCAGGGTGTCGGCGCGGCGCGCATCGAGCGCGCGCGGCGAGACGTACACCGCATCGATGCCCCGCTGCCGCAGGTAGTCGCCGAGCGTCCCGTTCGCCTCCACGAACGAGGCCTCGTCGACCAGCTCGCGGAGCACCTGTTGTTCGACCGCGTCGCGGCGGGCCGCCGTCGGGGTGACGTCGCCGACGATGTCCTCGATGCTCGCCTCGATCTCTTCGTCGGCTGCCGCGCGCTTCTTCGGATCGAGCGTCCGCAGGTACGAGTCGCGCTCGATGCGCTCCTTCGGAGCCGCGCCCGCGCGCTGGTTCGCTGCTTTGATGTCGTCCTCGAGCAGCTTGTAGCGCGCTCGCGCCCCGAGGAAGTTCTCCGCCTCGTCGGGGGTGAGCTTCGCCGCTCCCTTCGCCGGAGACGTCGACACGTCGCCGGCCACGCTGTTGAACACCTTGAACGAAGGCGGCGTGCGGTCGTCGACCGCACGCAAGCGCCCGCCCTCTTGCGGCTGGTAGTGGTCGCGGAGCTTCTCGAGGGCGGTCTCCTGCGTCTGGGTCACCGGCACCGGCTGGGCCCCCTCGGGCTCGCGGACGTATCTCGCGCGCACGGCGCCGGCGCGGTCGGCCGAGACGCGGGCGTTCTGCTCGGCGGCCTTGCCCACGGGCCCCGCGATCTCCTCGGTGAGCACGTCGCTCGGCTGGTAGCCGCCCTCGTTCGCTTCCTTCACGAGCGAGCGCGTCTCGCCGCTGAGCCTCGGCTCTCGGCCGAAGCGATACTCCATGTTCGCCTCCGTCCGCCCCACGGCGCCAGGGCCGCGCGGCCCCGTGAAGCGGGGCGACTGGCGGATGCCGGCGGCGCCCGCCTCTGCCAGGCGCCGCCCGCCGCTGCCGAGGCCGGCGAGGATGCCGCCCGTTTCCCCCACGTCCCGCACGCGTTCTCCCGCCTCCGCCAGGTCGGGCATCTCGCCGCGCCCTGAAGCATCGACGTACTCCTGCAGGACCTGCCCCGTGCCGGCGGCGACCGCGCCCGTCGCGGCGTCACCCACGGCCCCCGCCACGCTCTTGACGGCAGGGGCCGCCACATCGGCCGCATAGGCCCCGAGCCGCGTCTTGGCTGCCGCCTGGGCCAGCCAGGCGCCGCCCTGCTCGAGCCCGCCCCAGAGCTTGTTGAAGATGCTCCGCGGGCTCAGCATCCCGACGACCTGCCCCGCGCCGTAGGAGAGCGGATACTCCTGCTCCGTCCAGGCGTTCACCTCCGCGCTCGACTGCGGGACGCTCTCGTTCACGCCCGGGCGAGGCTGGGTGAGCATCGACGTCGGCTCGTACCGCTCCTGCGATGCGCGCGCCGCGCCGGCGGCTCCCATGTCGTCGACGCCGAGCACGAAGGCCTGCGCCTGGTTGGCCCATTCGGAGTCGGCGCCCTGGACTTTGAGCTTCAGCGTCTCGGGGATGCTCTTGTCGCTCTGCAGCCACGGCGCCCGCGAGTAGCGGATGATCTTCTGCCCCTTCTCGGTCGCCGCCTTGTCCACCTGCTGGAACATCCAGTCAGCCGCCGCCTGGTAGAGCGGCGAGTCGGAGGTCATCGAGTCGAGCTCGAGCTGCGAGGGCACCTCGTCGCTCACCGCACGCAGCATCGCGGGGTTCTCGAGCAGGTGCTTGCGCACGACCGCCACCGGGGGCTCGTAGATGAAGATCGCGTCGCGCTGCCCCGCCTGGTACTTCGCCGCCGCCGCCTGATCTCCCTGGGGGTCGTTCGTCGCCGGCTGCAGCGCGAGGATTTGCGGCACGAGCGAGAAGCGCGGATCGAGCATGCCCGCGACCCGCTCGGCCTCCGCTTGCACCGCGGCGTCGTCGCGCGCGCGATCGTCCGGGGTCTGCGCGATGGGCTGCCCGCCCTGGCCGTACGCCGTCCAGTCCTTGCCGTAGACGGCCTGAATGCCGCCGAGCCCCTCCTCGGATCCGGGCGTCGGCTTCTGGTCGATGACGGCGCCCTTCTTCGGCGCCGCCGCCGCGAACTCGGGGTGCGCCTTCAAGAGCTCCGCGAGCTCGGCTTCTTCTTCGGGGGTGAGCGCCATCCTAGCCGCCTCGCTTCTTCAAGAGCTCGATGATGCGCTTCTCGGCCGCCGTCTTCGGCTCGGGCAGACCGAGGTCGTTCGGCGCCGCCTGCGCGGGAGAGGGAGCGTCCGCCTTCGCCGGCGCCTTGCCGCCCTTGATGTAGTAGTCGGCGATGCTGCCGACCGTGATGTCGCCGCCGTCCGCCGGGCGCCACGGCGCGTTCGCCTTCCACTCGTCGGAGTCTTTCTTGTAGACGACGTCGTCGCGGCTCTTCCACTTGCCGACGAACGAGGGCGCGGCGAGCACGAGCGCGTAGTCTTCGGGCGGGCTGTCCTTCGTGATGCCCTTGTTCTTGAAGAGCTTGAGGCCGACCTCGATCTGCTTTTCGAGCGGCTCGCTCGCGTACTCGGCGGCGTCCTTGTAGCCCATGAGCTGCGCCGTGCCGTCGATGAGCTGGAAGACACCCTTTGCGCTCGACTTGTCGTTCGCCGCGTTCGTCGCGCCGCCGCTCTCGCCGCCCATGAGCTGGCCGAGCACTTGCCCGTTGAGGCCGGCGGCGTCGGCCTGGCGCTGCAGCTCCGCGCCCGCCTCGCCCGAGGCCGGCGCGGTCGCGCCCTGACCCGAGCTGCGCCGCGCGCCGCCCGAGGCCTTCTCTCGCTTCTCTCGCTCTTCCCAGTACCGGTTATAGACCGACGCCGGCACCGACCGCTCGACGTAGCTCTTGAAGCCGGCGCGCTCCTCCGGATCGAGTGAACGGTCGTTGTCGATGGTGTCGAAGGCGTTGTCGAGGTACTCGTCGAGGTTTCGGCGCTGCGTCTCGCGCACAGCCTGCATGTAGCTCTTGACGGCCGCCTTCTGCGCGTCGCTCATCCCGCCCCGCACGGCCTCTTGGATGATGGCGAACCCCTTCGTGACCAGATCGCCCTTCGGGATGTTGAACGCGAACTCGAGGTCGGTGTTGCTCGGGGCGCCCTTGAGGTTCTGGGCCTCCATTACGGCGTTGGCGACCATGCCGTCGTCTTCGCGGTTCTTGTTGTTCAGGACGCGATCGACCTCGTCCGCCTTGTTGATCGAGTTGATCGATTTATCGATCGCGCGGTCGCCGTAAAGCGTCTTACCCCGGTCCTCGCCCCACTTGCGCAGCGTGCCCCGCTCCATACGGCCGAGCTCGTTGCCCTTCGCCTTCTGCGCCTGGATGTTCTGCTCGCTCTTGTAGATGTCGAGCGCGGGGGCCATGCCCTTGGTGAACTCGCCGAGCGCGTCGGTCGCCTCGAGCCCGAGCCCCGCGGCGCCCTTGCCGACGGCCTCGGCCGTGTCTCTGAGCGCTCGCGTCGGTAGCGACCCGCCGATGCTCTTGAGCATCGGGCTCAGGCGCGCGTTCGTCTCGGCCGCCATCGCCGGCAAGTCGATGACGTTGCGCGGGACGGCGCCCTGGAAGTCCTCTTCGTCGGGGCCGCGCAGGGGCTTGTTCGTGTCGCGTGCGTGCTGGCTCGCGGCGAGCGCCTGGGCGAAGGCGTCGCCGCGCGAGAGCGACGCCGGCACCATGCCTCGCCCGACGCTCACCTCCGCGACGCCATCGCCCGCGAACTCCTCCGCGGTCGCAAGGTCCGCCTCTCCCGCGGTGATCGCGTCGGTCGTCGCCTCGTCGAGCGCGCCGGTCGCCTCGAAGCCGAGCTCGCCCTCGGCCGACGAGGGCCCCCGCGTCGCGCTCGGGTCGTCGAGCGTGCCGCGCTCGTTCGTAGGGTAGCCGAGCGCGTCCATGCGGCTCAGCGACTGGGTCGCGCTCTCGGTGCCGTCGGCGCTGTCGATGGCGCGCGGCTGCCGCTCCCACTCGGCGCTGGCGCGCGCGGCCTCTTCGGCGCGGTTCTGCAGCTGGAAGACGGGCAGCCCCCCGACGGTGCCGAGGTTATTCGCGTCGATGCCGAGCTGCTCGAGGTAGGGCGTCATCGCGTGCGCCTGCTGCACCTTGCCGCTGCCGGCGAGCTCGCCGAACTTCTGCATCGCGCCCTGCTGCTCTTTGAGCAGCGCCGCTTGCCGCGTGGCCTCCGCCGCCGCGCGCGCCTGCTGCGCTTCCATCGCGGAGCGCGCGTTGCGCCCCGCCTCCTCGATGCGTCGCAGCTCCTCCGCGCGATCGTTCTGCCGCTTCTCCTCCTCGAAGCGCTCGCGGGCGAGCTTGAGCTGCTCGCGGGCGCTTCCGCTACCGTCCGGGGATAGATTCCACGGCGACGCCTTCGTCGGCTGCAGGAGCATGCTCGCAAAGTCGAGGGGCATCGCTCAGCCTCCGCCCTTCGCCTTGGCTTCGGCGACGCCCTTGACCAGCTCGTAGACCTGATCGATCTGCTTCTGGTCGAGCTGCGCGCGCTGCAGGACAGGCAGCACGTCGGTCTGCCATGCCGTTTCGATGTCGGCCTGGCTGCCGTCGATGACGTCATTGAGCGCCTGCGAGATGGCGCCCTGCACCTGCTGGCTGTAGCCGCTGATGGCGTTCATGGCGGCCTGCTGGCGCGCCTGCCGCGAGCCCTCTGCGCCGCTCGCCGCTCGGTTGAAGGAGTCGAGCCGGTTCAGGTCGTTGTTCGAGAGCGTGTTGGCGATGTCGGCGCTCGTCTTGTTCCGGTCCATGCCGAGGCGGCTCGCGCTCTCCGCCGTCCGCATCGAGCTGTCGTAGTTCGCGCGCTGGTTCTCGTCGCCGCGGAAGGCGATGTCGGCGCCCGAGTTCATCCGGTCGAGCGCGGTCCGGTCGGCGTTGTTCATCGCCGAGGTCGTCGCGGTGTAGCGGTTCGTCTCCGCGCTGTCGGCCGAGCTCGCGAGGTTCCCGAAGGCGTTGAGCCCCGAGATGTTCGCCTGCTGCGCCCCGAGCGCCTGGCTGTCGGCGTTATTCGCCATGTTGCCGAGCAGCTCGTTCCTGTTGAGCTCGAGGTTGCCCTGCATGTTGTTGACGTTCGCGAAGGTGTTCACGCCAGCGAGGTTACTGTTGAACGCATCGAGCGAGGTCTGGTCGGCAGCGCGCGCTTGGTTACCGAGCATCGTCTGCTGCCCGAGCGTCTGGTTGCCGGCAGCGTTGGCGAGCCCGCCGTACGTTTGGAGCCCCTGCATGTTCGCGCCGAATGCCGCGAGACTCGACAGGTCGCCCATGCGGGCCTGGTTACCGAGCAGCTCCTGTCGCGCGCGGTTCTCCTGCGCGATGCTCATCTCGTTACCGAACTGGTTCTGAGCGCGCTGGGCGTTCAGGTCGGTGATGATGTTGCCGACGCCCGACAGCGCGTCGCTCGATCCGTAGACGCCGCGCCCCGCCGCCTGGCTGTTGTACTTCTGCGTACCGAGCTGGATGGCCCGATCGTAGAAGGGATCGGCCGAGTCGGGCGTCGGTAGCGCCCCGAATGACTGCTGCGTCTGGGCGTACTGCCCCGCGGCGAGGTTCGGATCCGAATACTGCCCCATCGAGCCGTAGCTGCCGGCGATCTGGTCGTAGAACGACTGCGCCGCGAGCGGCCCGCTCGATGCGTTCTGCTGGTACTGCCCTAGCGCATTGTTGCCGCCCTGGTACTGGCCGATGGCGCCGTACTGCCCCGCGAGCTGCCCGAGCCCCTGCTCGCCCTGCGTGCCGCCGGCGAGGCTCGCCGCGCTCTGGCCGTACTGCCCCTGCGCGTTCTGCGGGCCCGTGTAGCCCGTGAACTGATCGTATTGCCCCATCGCCTGGTCGTAGAAGGCGCTCGCCGGGCCCTGCGCGCCGAAGTTCTGCGTCGCCTGGCGCGCGAACTGCTCGCCCGCCATCGGGTTCATGTACTGGCCTTGCACCTGGTTCCAATACTGATCGCCTTGCCCCGGACCCATCAGGGTGCCGAGGTTGTCGTTCATGAACTGCTCACCCTGGGTCGGGTTCTGCATGTTGTTGTACTGGTCCTGCAGCAGCCCCGCGCTCGGATCGTTCAAGTAACGATTCTGCGTGTATAGAAACGCCTGCTCGTCGTAGCCGGGATTCGTGAGGTTGTTGCCCGGGTTCTGCATCGGATCGCGCGGAGCGAACGCGGCGGCGGCGCCCGTCCGGTCGACGGTCGACAGCTGCGGCGCCGTGGGGCCCGACGTCTGCATCTGCGTCGTCGCCCCCATGCGCGGATCGTAGTAACCCGTGTTGCTCGTGGGCTTCGGCGGGGGCTGGATGTAGTTCGACTGGGGGTCGAGATCCCAAGAATACGAGGGCATGTCAATACCTCCTCGCGGCTGCTGCCGGCGGCAGGTTCAGCGGCGCGGGGCCGGGCCCGAGCGGCGTCATCTGCTGCGCGATCATCTTTTTGCGCTTCTCGTTCTCCTGCATGCGCTGGATGTCCGCGGCACTCCAGCCCTGCGTGGACAGCCGCCTGTCGCCCGCCCAGGGCTGTTCGAGCGCCTTGGCGTGTGCCTGCTTGTACTCGGCCTCCGAGCGCGCACCGGGGTCGCCCGTCATCTGAGCGAACTGCTGCGGACTGAACGCCGCCTGCGGCCCGAACATCTGAGCCATCATCTGGTTCTGCGGGTTGAAGGCGAGCATGCTCTGGCCGAGCGCCCGCATGCGCGCCTGAACGTTCTGCTGCTCGCGCTTCTTCGCCTCGGCATCGAGCTGCTCCTGCTTTTTAATCAGGGCCTTCTGCGAGTCGGATTCCGCGCCGAGCAAGCCGTTGACGACCGGAAGGCGCGCAACGGTATCCTCTCCGAGGATCGGGTTGATCCCGCTAGCGATGATGTCGAACAATCCCATTGCTCACTCCTTCAGCTGCCGAGGTCCTCGAACGTTTCGAGCGCGCGGACGAGGAACAGGCCCTTCTCGCTCGGGAATCGGAACCGCCACTGCCGCCGGCGGTAGACGCCGAGCGAGTAGAGCGGGATGACGGGGTTCAAGTCGCCGTCGTCGCACGACAGCTCGATGGCGATCTCGTTCCACTCGGGCGAGAGGTCATCGCGCCATTCGAGGTAGCAGACGACGTCGCGGCTCAGCTCGGGCTCGCGCTTGAAGGCGAGATGCACGGCCGTCGTGCGCTTGCGATTGTTGCTCTCCCGATCGAGAAAGCCCGTGCGGCAGTAGGCCACGATGGCCGCGCCGAGGTCCGTCTCCGCGTCGAGCGTGAGGAGGCGGATGGTGCCGTCGGAGAGCCCAACGACATTGAGCCCGCCGTCTTGGCGGCAGAGGTGGCTCAGCACCGGGAACATCGTGAACGTGTCGGTCGCGGCCGTGTGCAGCGCCCAGCGGCCCCAGCCGATGCCGGGCTGAAGCACGAGCGTCTCTTCGTCCGTCTCGAAGCGGAAGACGACCGCGTCGGCGAAGCTCTCGCTGAAGCGGTAGCCGTAGCAGTCGCTCGGGGTCGTCAGCGCGTCGAGCGTCGCCTGCACGGGCTTGCCGACGTCCTCCCATTCCCGCCCGTCGCTGATGACGATGCGGGTCAGGTGGTCGAGCCACACGAAGCGGTCGTCGACCTTGACGGGGCTGTAGGCTGCGAGGCAGCCGACCTCGCGCGTGATGCTCGGCGCGAACGTCACGCTCGTGTCGGGGCTGAAGAGCTGCAGGCTCGTCTTGCCGAAGACGAAGATGTCGTTGGTGTTCTCGGCGCAGGCGACGATGGAGTCGGGCCGCGCCTCCGCCGTGAAGAAGCCCGCGCTGCCGGGCGACGGCGCCCAGGTCTCGTGCCCCGTGACGTCGACGATGCCCTGCGTGATGTCGCTGAACCGGAGCTTCGTTTGATCGAGCTGCGTGTCGTTGGCGAGCAGGCGCGAGCTGTTGCCGAGGATGTGGCTCGCGAGCGGCGGGCAGCCGCCGAGGAACTTCATCTCCTGGTAGTCGGCATTCGTCGTGAAGTCGGGGGCCGCAAACGTCTCGGGGCGGATGTCGATCCTCCCAACCTCCGCGCCACCTGCGATGACGAGCAATGCCTCGGTTTCGGCGAACACCGGCCTGGGGAACCGCGTCGTGGCGATCGCAGCAGGAGTCGCGAGACGATCCTCATTGGCTGCGCCCGTACCGACCAAGGTCGCGGTCCCCCCGGCGATTCGGTAGACGTTGCGCCCGGTATTGTGCCCTCCGCCCGAGGCGTTCACCGTGGCGCCCACTGCGTAGAGCACGCCGGGGTGCGTACCGCTGACCGTGTGCGTGCCGGAGGTGTGGGCTACTTTGCTTTCCGTGAGGTACAGCCCGAGCACGCCGGCCGCGTCGACGGCAGTAGCGGGAGCGACACCCGTGTAGGCGACGAGGCCGGGGCGCTTTCGGAGGACTCCGCGAGCGTCGAGGATGACGTTGAAGGCTTCGCTCGACGCGCCGCTGATCGGCTCACCGCTCGTCTCGAGCGTTGGCCCGAAGGGGATGGGGGCAGTGGGCATACGGTTAGCCCTCGCTCCCTGAGGCAACTACCGCAGCGGTCGGTTCCGAAGCGCGCCACATCTCACGCGCTCCATTGCGTCGTGTAGTCGAGCACCACCTGGGGGCCGCTCGTGTGCTCGAAGGAGAAGTTGACGCACTGCCTCTTCTTCGACTCGGCGATGCCGGCGAGCAGGCTCACCCGATCGGACGGCATCGAGCTATCGATGGCAACGTAGTAGGCGAGCTGCCAGCAGAGGCAGTCGTACCAGAAGCGTTCGAGGTCGGCGCTCTTCGTCCCGTCCGAGCTCGACCCGAAGAGCCGCGTGACGTTGAGCCGCATCACCCCGGCCTCGCTCGGCACGGGCCAGAAGCGCACGTTGACGAGCGCGCCGTGGCGGAAGACGCAGTAGAGCTGGGGGCGCGTCGAGATGCTGCCCTTGACGGTCAGCGTGCTCCACTTGAACAGATCGATCTGTTTGCAGACGAGCTCGCCCGTCGTGAACTTCGTGTCGGGGTTCTCGGGCGGCACGTACATCGCATCCTCGTGCACGTCGAGGATGTCGTTCGGCAGCGTGTAGTAGGGCTCGCCCGCGACGAGCGCGAGATCGTGAAACCCCGTCGTGCGCGCGATGAACCCCTCGGTCGCGAGCGCGTCCATGATGAGGTTCAGGGTCTGGCGCCCGTGCTCGAGCTTGGGCACCATGTTCGCGCCCGACAGGCGAGCCTCGACGGGCAAGACGCCGGCGCGCTTGTACGCGAGCAGGATGAGCTCGTTCAGGCTGACCGGGGCCGAGGGCGAAGTCGCGATCGTCATCAGAACCCCGTCGGCGGCGTGCCGTTGAACACGTCGCTCGCGGTGAAGCGCCGCGCCGGCCCGGTGTAGGAGGAGGCGGAGGAGGGCTGTCCCGCGCTGTCGACATCGGGGACGGCGCCGTCGGCAGGCGCCGTCATCCCGAGTCGCTGGCTGAGCGCGGAGGCCCGGTTTGCGGTCAGCTCGGCGAGCGTGAGCTCGTCGCGCCCGGGCTGGTCGTTCTCACAGCGCAGCTGGCCGTCGCGGCCCCGCCGGAGCGCGCTTCGCAGGAACGGCACGCCGCACACGTCGCAACGCGATAGGTGCTCGCCCTTCCTGTCGATGTTGCGCGGGACGCTCCGGCTCATTGCTCTCCATGAATCAGGCGCCCGTGACCAGGAGGCTCGCGGCCGCCGTCTCTTCGCCGCCGTAGTTCTCGTGATTGCCGACCGTGGTGATGGTGGCTGCCCCGAGCACGATGACGCCGGCGCCGCCGGTCGAGGTCGTCGCCGTCTTGAAGTAGTTGTCGGAGTAGTGGCCGCTGATGCCGCTCGTGTTTGCCGTCGACGAGAAGCCGCCGCCGCTCGTGGCCTGCGCCTGGCGCGCGATGTTGCCTTGCACGAGAAAGTTCGTGCTCGCCGCTCCCGTGATGGCGATCATCGTCGCGGTCGAGTCGGCAACGATGTTGTTGCCGATGATCGAGCACGTTGCCGCGCCGGTTACCGCGATGGGGGAGTTCGCGCCGAGGGCGAAGCCGCTGAAGTTCAGGAAGTTGCCGGCAAGGGTCACGCCCGCGCCGGTGATGACGATCGACGCCGTCGCCGTCGCGACGCCGCCCACGATGTTGAAGCCCGCGAGCGTGACGTTCGCCACGTTGAGCGCGATGCTCGCGCCCGCGTGCGTCAGGTTCAGCGTCGGCGCATTCGTCGCGCCAGCAGAGCCGACGCCGATGATCTGCGCGCCTGCCACCAGGTTTGCCCACACGGCGCCCGTGGTCGAGTACGTCTCGGTGTGGCCGGGCAGCACGAACACGATGTCGTTCTGCCCGGAGCGGCAGCGCTTGAGCCCTTCGTTGATGGTCGCGACGAGCAGGCCCGAGGCGGCGAAGTGGTCCTCGCCATCCTGCGCGCCCGTCGAGCGCACGTAGGCGGCGACGCGCCCGCCAGGCTTGACGAACGTTCCCCACGGGCTCGCGACCGCGGCGAAGTTCGAGAGGAACGGCGACGTGTTGCCGAGGAAGTTGCCGGCGAAGTTCGGAGTGGTGCTCATTAGCAGCCCTTACCCTTCTTCGTGCCCTTCGGGGGCTTGGGCGCCGGTTTGGCTACCGGCATGGGTTTCGACTTGGCCATGGCGTGTGACCTTCAGGCGTTCGAGAAGAAGAAGCCGCGCGGGTTGACCCAGCCACGACTCCACCGCGCGGTGATGCCGTAGTTCATCATCGTCTTGTCCTCGGTGACCCACGTGTTGCTCTTGGGCTTGCGCCGCCAGAAGAACATCACGCCGAGCTCCGCATCGGTGATGAGGCCCCAGTTCGTCGTGGTCGTGTTCCAGTACTTCACCGGAACCGGCGTCAGGTTCATGTCGCGGTTGACGACGTTGATCGCGTTGAACGCGCCCGGGGTCGGGTCGTAGCTCGAACCGAGCAGCTCGCGCCAGATCCCCCACTGCTGCACCGGGAACACGGCCTTCTTCGCTTCGACGCCGTCGATGAGCCCGTCGTGGCCGACCTGCTGCATGAGCTGCGCCTGCGCGATGACGAGCGCGGCCTTGCTCGGGGAGAACTGCGCCGAGGGGAACATATTAGAGTACGTGCCGCCGCCCGGCAGCACGTGGGTCGTGCTCGCGAGGGGCTGGCCGTCGCCGCCGACGTAGCTCGTGCTCGTGGCGCGGACCAGCATCAGGGTCGCGTCGAAGTCGACGAGCTTCCAGAGCGAGCGATTGTTGCGCTTCGCCGCCTGGATGACCTTGTCGTACTTCATGTCCTCCATCGCCTCTTCGCTCACGATCATTCGCTGACCGAAGGTGCGCGCGTTGAAGCGAGTGAGGGGGCCCTCGATGATGGTCCCGACCGGGATGCTCTCGCCCTCGGGCTTCTCACCCGCGAGACCGCCGCCGGCGATCTCGTAATATTCGATGTAGTTGTCCGTCATGTTCTTGACGGTGCACCACTTGTTGAAGACGGCCTTGCTGCCCTCGGACCCGTGCTCGTCGGTGTCGATGTCCTCGAGCGTGTCCTTCAGCGCGAGCGCCGCGGTGCTGGTGAAAATCTCACTCATTGTCGCTTCCTCACTCGACGTTCGCGCCGAAGATGGCGGGGTCGGATTGCTGCGCCAGATCGAGCGCGGTGAACATCACTTGCAGGGTTACGTCGCTGGACGAGAAGTCCATCGCGTCGCCCGCCTTGCCGAGGCCAACGACCAGCAACTGAAGCTGGTTGGCGCCGCCAGCGGCGAGGTCCGCGACGTTTAGACGGGGGTTTGCCTTCGGCTGCCCGTTGCCGCTCGACAGCACGCTGTAGGCGATGCGTGCGGTCTGTCCGACCACGGCCATCGCGGCGTTCTTCGTGCCGGCGCCGATGACGGCGTTGGCGTCGATCTCGAAGATGTTGCCCGCCACGGGGATCACCGAAACGAGCGGGGCGTTGTCGCCGCCGATGCCGCCCGAGTAGGTCGTGCCCGACGTGTAGAAGCCGCCCGGACGCGGGTAGCCGCCGACGATGACGCGAGGGAACCCCACGATGACGCCGAACGAATAGTCGTCGCTGTCGGCGTTCGCGCCGGAGCTGTCCTGCCCGGTCTGCGTGAGCATGAGCGTGCCATCCTCGGCGAACTTCACGGGGTCGCCGATGTTGAGGTTCACGCTCGATCCCGCGCCCACGACGGTGACCGGCGCGTAGCCGCTCGCGATCGGGTGGGTGAAGATCTGCGGGGTGTCATTGCCGCTGATGCTGCGGACGAACCGGATGCCGTATCGGTGGGTGTTAGCCATTGTCGTCGAACCTCATGGTGAAGGTCATGGACTTCAGAACTGCCACTTGCGGCGATCGTCGCTGTCGGCGCGCACGCTCTTGATGCCCTTGAACCGCGCCGCCTCGTCATTCGAGAGCGGATCGATGTCGCGCTGCCGGATGGTCTCCTGGATGGCGTCGGCTCGCTTCCAGCCGATCTCGTCGAGAGCGCGCTTCTTCTCGACGGGGATCTCCATCAGGACCATGCCCATCGCTTTGATGGGGTCCCCCTGCTTGTATTCGTTGTAGCCGACGGTCGGCTTCGCCTCGTCGGGGTCGAACTGCGAGACCTTGTAGCCCTGGGCGAGGTACGATCCGACGTTCAGCGTCGGGTCGTTGACTTCGCTTACCCAGACGAAGTGCTTCGTCCCGTCGGAGCCTTCGAGAAAGCCGCGGTTGGCGACCTGCTCGACAGGGCGCGGCGGAGGATCCTCACGCCGCATCCCACCCTTTTTGCCCTGTACCTGCTCCGTCGCTTCAGCCACCACTGCTCCGCCTGAACTCCCACCGGGTTCAGACAGGCGCGTCGTGGGTGACGGGCTGCCGGGCTACTGTCGCGCTACAGGGAAGCAGACGGCCGGCAGCGTGTCAATAGATTGGCACGCGCTCCAATTCATTGGAGCGCCGGCGCGCGCTCACACGACCTTCTTTTCCCTCAGTCTTTTCCCGGTCTTGTTCGTCCACGCCTTGATCGCTTCCGCCTCCGGCAGGTGGTCGTAGGCGGCGATCGCCATCTGTCGCATCGCCGGGGTGAGCGCGACGCCGGCGTCGGAGCGCCCGCCGCCGCCCCCGCCGCTCGCCGCGATGCCGGACAGCTTCGCCCGCTCGCTCTGCGACGGCGCGGGTTTGGGCCCGAGCTTGAACGTCGTCATCGTCTCGCCCATGATCTCGTCGACGACCTGGGCGGTGATCTGCTCGCCGAGCGCGAGCCGCTGCTGCGCCTTGCCCTGCGCGTACTGGAAGGCGTTCGGGTTGCGGTAGACGTCCGGGTACTTCTGCACCCACACCTGCTGCGCCTGGTTCTGCTGGCGCACGGGCTCGGTCTGCGCGAGCACGCGCCGGGTGTGCACGGTGCTCTTGCGCGCCTCGATGTCGCGCGCGATCTTCTCGTAGTAGCGCTGCCGCTCCTCGGTGAGTGTGCCCGCCTTCACCTCGGCCTGAGCTGCCTTGTAGGCGTTCTGCTGCGTCTGGTAGATGTCGTCGAGCTCGCGCTCGAACTCGTCCTTGCCGTCGGCGGGCGCCGCCTGGCGCTGGCTCTGCGTCGCGCCGACCACGCCTTCGAGGCGAGCGAGCCGCTCGCGCAGCTCCGCGTTCGCCTTCTTCTCGCCTTCGAGCTCCTCGGCGGTCTTGCGCCCCTGCTGGATGATGCCCTGCAGCCGCTGCTGCCGCTTCTCCTTCCGAGTCTTGCGCTCCTCGAAGGTGTCGGTGGGCTTGTCCTCTTCGGTGATGAGCTCGTCGTCGCGGACGCTCTCGTCGTCGCTGAACGGGACGACGACGGACTGCCTATCGGGATCGCCTTGGAAATAGCCACTCATGGGTCACCACGTGTCGTTGATGTAGACGGATTGCTTTTTGCGTACGATCCACTCGCCGGGGGTTTCGGGCGAGGGCTCCGCGAGCTGGTGGCCGTAGCCATCGCCGCCGCCGACATCGACGACGCGGCGCCTGCCGGCGAGGATGTCCGCCTGCAGCGTCTCGTTACCGGCGAGGTCGCCGTCGCGCATCACGAGCACGAACATGGGTTCTCCTTCGAGCAGCTCCATGCGCCGAGCAAAGGGAACGTTCTTGTTCGTCATCACGATGTCGCCGAGCTCGTAGCCGTGGCTCATGAGGCGATCCATCGCTGTCAGCCCCGCGCTGATGAGCACGCCGCGGAATCCCTCCTGAAGGTCCTTCTGCTTCGTGGTCTGCGCGCGGAACAGGAAAGAGTTCGGCAGCTTGTCGTCTTGGTCGAACGGATCGACGGGGAAGACGAAGATGCGGTCGAAGCCGGCGGCGTACTTGAAGAAGCCGTCGGGGATGCCCCACTTCTGCCGCGCGGCTTCGAGCTTCGGGCTGAGCTTCAGCACCTCGGGCGGCGACATGCGCGCTCTGATGAGCGCCGTGCGTTTGGTGGCCGCGTCGCGCTCGGTGTCGCGCAGCTCGATGCGGACTTCGCCGCGGTCTTCGGGCTTCCACGAGCTCGTCTTCTCGGGCTCGGGGAAGGAATAGATGGGTCGTGCTGTCATGAGAGGTACACCTTGATGAATTGCGCCGGGTCGTCCGTGAGCTCCTTCAGCGAGCCGCGGATGCGGTCGCAGAGCTCGGCTTGCAGCGCGTAGCCCCGGGCCTCGCGCAGCGCGATGTCTTCGAAGCCGCCGATGAGCGCGCGGTGCGATGCCTGCAGGAACTCCTGTCGTAGCCGGAGCAGGTACTGTTCCAGCAGGTCGAGGTCACGCATGCATCACGCGGCTCCCTTCTGTTGCTGGTTCGCCGGCGGCGGCCCCGGCGGCTTCTGCGGCGGGGCGCCTGGCGGCGGACCCCCCGGTCCTGGCGGCGCGCCCGGAGGCGCCATCCCCGGCGGCGGCATGGGCGGGCTCGTCGGCACGCCGAACTGCTGCGGGGGCTGGGGCGGGGCGCCGAGTAGCCCGATGAGATCGTAGCGGTTGCGCGCTTCGAGGCTCTTCGAGATGGTCATGTGCTTGAAGGCGAAGTTGCCCGCGAGCTCGGGCACCGCGTTCGGCATCTGCACGAGCGCGTCCGCCTCCTGGATGCGCTGCGCGGTCGACGTGAACTTCAGGTCGGCGCTGATCTCGACGTCATAGGGGCGGTCGTACATCTCGCGTCCGACCGAGAAGGTCTGCCGCCCCATCGCTCCGACGGAGGGGTCGTGGTTGTTCACGCTGAACCACTCGACGTCTTCGAGGAAGATGGCGTTCAGAAGCGCGTTGTTGATGAGCACCTGCGTCACGAAGTCGGCGTACTTCTGGGTCGGAACCGAGAGCATCTTCGTCGCCTGCTCGATGCGCGCGCTGATGCCCTGCGCGGTTTCCCCGCTCTTGCCGCTCTCGCCCGAGAGCACCTCGGGGGTGTTGCTCACGGTGTTGCCGAAGCGCACGAGCATCTCGATGAGCTGCAGGAACTGCGGGTTTGCCTGCCCGAAGTCGAGCGGCAGGATGTCCTTCGAAAGGTCCGTCGCGCCCTGCACGGTGTGGAGCTTGCCCGGCGCCATCGCGATCTTGTCGCCGCCGGCGAACTTCACCCCGCCCTTGACGACGAAGTTCTTGAAGTTGCCGAGCGTCGCCTGGTCGATGAAGGCCGAGAGCGAGATGTTGGCGGCCTTGTTCTGGGCGGCGTGGATCATGCCCGTGCCGAGCCCGATGATTCCCTGCAAGGGCTCGATGTTCACGCCGTGGCTGAACATGCGGATCGGCACGCTCTCGGGCGGGCGCGGCTGCGCCTGGGGGTTGCCCTGCATCCAGTCGGGCATGGTGGGCTCGGGCGGCGGCTGGATGTCGCCGAGCGAGCGGGCCATGATGATGGCCTGCGCCGGGCCGTCGCCGTCGGCGGGCAAGGAATGCGCGAGCTCCATCGCCGAGGTCTGCGTTTGCT